CATCCGTCAATCTTACTTTCCCAAGCCTGTTCTATTACTTTTCCATTTTTATCTATCGTCCAAAATGTTTCAGGCTTTTTTCCTTCTACATTTAACCATTGCTTTATCTTTTCTCCTTTACTGCCTATCTTATTTAATAGATTTGCTTCTGCTTCTATTGCGATAATATTAATCTCACCAGTACCTTTAGTAATATCTTTAAAAAATTTAGCATCTTGTTCGTAAAATGTATCAGAAGCCAATAACGATTCACGTTTCACTCTTGCTATTGCAGTTTTAAAATTCCATTTTTTCTCATAAAGGTAATTCGATTTGAATGCCTTATTATATAGATTACGCAATCCTTTATCTTCAATAAGAGCTTTATCTTTAACAGGGTCATACCCCATCGTTTTTAACCAAACTCCATAATCTTTTTCGATATACTTATTTAATAACTCTTTTGTAATACGTTTGTCTTTTGAGCTTTTAATTACTTCAGTAACTATAGTATTTAGCTCCGTTTTTCCAGTATCAGGATGATACTTATAAATTCTTTCTACACCATTATCTTTTTTAGGTGTTTTTAGGTATTCTCCTTTGCTATTAAGACCTTTTGTAATATTCAACCAGTCTTCTTTCCCCATTACCATTTCATATTGTTTCGTCTTTTTATTATACACTTTATCGTAGGGGGTTAGCGTGATATAAGTATTCCCTCTTTGGTCTACTAATTCTGCAAACTCTCTTACAGTAACTTCTTCTCCCCATAATTTTTCGTGTATTTTTTCATCAGCAGACCTTGGTGCATACCTAGTTATTTTTTTCCTTAAGGCATTAAATCCCCAGATTTTTTCTGTTTTTTTCGTTTGTTTATTAAAACTTATAACTGGTCGTAAAATACCTTGTGACATCCTAGTGTACATCTGAGTTAAGCTATTTTGCATTTCAGGAGTGACTATAATTCCTGGGAATTTGTCTTGAATTACTTGGGTATATTCTTTTACCATTCCCTGCACAGGAATAAACCTTGTACTTTTTTTACCATCTTCTGTTTTGGGTATTAAATCGTTAAAGGTTTTTACAGCGTGGTCTAACACTTTATTTTTATCATAAGAGCTAGATTGTTCTTGTAGTTGATTAAGGAAGCGTTTAATTACTGGTTCTACTATAACCTCAGGTTGGTCTGATAAAATAGTTTCTTCTGCTTTTAGTATATCTTGGGCAGTTACTTCTAATTGGTCTTTAGGTAGATTCTCATAATACTCTCTAATCTTTCCTTCCAGAGTATCTACATATCCTTGTTTTACTTCTTTTAATTCTTGAGGAGTTAGTTTATCAACAATATTTTTGACATCCCCTTGTAATTCAACTTTAGGGTCACGAACTTGCTTTACTATATCTCCTGATAATATCTCCATCTGCCTCTGTTCTTTAAGTCTATATAAAGATGGCATTAAATCTAATGTTTCTGCTTTTGCTTCTGCGATTTCGTGTGGCTCAAGGTCTTCTACTTTTTTCCCAAATTCTTCAGCTCTTTTGCGTAAAACAAGATTATAATCCGCTTCCATTATCTTCGCAAATTCTGTTGCTGGAAAAGATTTCCCTATTCTTTCCCAATTCTCTCCAATATGGTTATTATACGCTTCTCTAACGTATTGCTGAGACTCTAATGGTAACTCTTTAAATTTCTCACCTTTAAGCATACCTCTCATTTGTGTAAAGTCTCTAACTAACGTACCATCGTCTTTTCTTTCATTAAATTTATTAAAATACTCGTTAGCTTTCTTTTCTACAACACCGTGAGCACCATACCCAAAAAAAGCACCCAATCCATATTCATATATTTGCGTAGCAGTTGGAGCACCTTGAGCTGTTGCCATTCCACCTTGAAATCCAGCACCTAATGCTCCTCTTATGATTTGTCCTCTATTATCCCATAATGTATTAGAAAATTCTTTAGAATGTTGCCATAAGGAACGTTTCCCTGCGTCACGTACTACCTTATTAGGATGCTGAATCATATTTCCTACACGAACAAAGTTTCCTAATCCACCAAAGAAACCACCTGCAACTGCACCAAATATTAAATTGTCTACTTCATCATCTTGTCCATTCCATAATCCACTTACGGCACTTGCTACAGATAAATGCTGTGCTTGGAATGCCATATCAATCATCTTGGCTTTATGAGTTACGGCTTTTCCTGCTTTAAGATAATTCCCAGCCTCAAACCCAGCTTTTGCCAAAATTGCTTTGGCTTTATCTCCTGTATAATCTGCAACAGCTAAGGGAACTGATTTGACCTGTATTCCCCCAATTTTTTGTTGCCCTCTGGCTACTTTCCCAACTGTTTGTATTCCTTCTCCAGCCTTTTGCAATCCTCTAGCAACTTTACCAGTACCCATCAACCCTAATCTTGCAACACCAGTTCCCCCAAAGGTTAGTAAAGAACCAGCCATAGGTAATGCAAAGCCTAATAAATGCCCTGCGCTATGAACAATAGATTCAAATTCACTTTGTGGTTCTTCTGACCATCCACCCATTGCGAGTGGACCAAGAACACCTTCTGTGAATCCTGAGGAAAACTGAGACAAGATGCCACTACGAGCATCTTCTGTTAATTCTACGCCTTGCTTACCAAATGGTATTCCATACAGTTTAGCATAGCGTTCTAACTCTGATGCTTCTTGTGGTGTAAAACGAGAATTGTCAAAACGATAATCTCTTATTTTTGACTTAGTTTCAAAAGGGGTCATTTATTATTCGGTTCTCTCAAGCATTTCATTTATGGTTCTCATTATTAAGTCACTTCCCTCTTGTTTTTTTGATTTAGACCGAGCATTATAAGTATCATAAAAAAGTCGGTCTTCTGGTGATATTCCATAATATTCATCACGATACTCATCCCCTTTCCCTAGCTGTTCTCTATAGCCTTCTAACTCCCTGATAATTCCTTTCGCTACATTCCCTGTTGCATCAACTCCTCCTAAAAGCCTATATCCTAAATCACCATCTGTAAATTCATCATACATATCTTGGTCTGATATCTGTCTTTCACCTTGTGCATTATATGTAACACCTAGTTTTTTAAGCATTCTGTTAATTAACTTAGTTACATCTTCTCTTTTTTTATGACCAGGGGGAAGTTTCGTAGCAATATTTATAGCGTCTGTTAATTTATATTTTTCATTTGTTTTAGCATTTTCATAACTCTTTATAATATCAGATTCATTTAACCCTGCATTCAAAAATCCTCTTTCTTCATCAAAGAATTCTCTTAATTTTTTTTCTATATGAGTTAAACCCAAATCAGCATCTTCAGCTACTTGCCTATCTGTATTCATTTGTTTTACTTTTTGGGCAATACCTTCTTTTCTAGCACCCATATCTTGAAGGTCTGACCCTACAATATTAAGAGCGTGTTGAGTGGCTGGCATTATTAAATCCATAGAAGTTTTATATTTTTGTTTTTCCATATCGAAATTGTGCTGTAACTGTGCTTGGTTCATAGCTAATGTGTCAGCTAAGCGCATATTTCTTGCATCAGAGGCTGATTGCAAATTGTCTACTTTTTCAGCATAGTCTGTTTTTAAGGAATCTGCTAATATATCTCTATCTTCAGTTGCTTGAATAGCTTGTTGTTGCTCCCTATTTCTCATTGAGCTTTCCATACTGCCTTGGACTAATTTTCCAATTAAATCTAAATAATCACTCATTTTATGAATTCCTTATAGTTTGTTTTTCAGCTTTTAAGTCTGCAATTCTATCTTCTTGAGACCACACTCTATTTTGTGCCTTTTCAATCGAACCAAGTAAGCCAGTATTGGTATTATTAATTGCCATTTGAATAGTGTTTTGAAAGTTTTGATTTTTTCCAGTATCTGTAGCCATTGTAAGAGGAGATTCTGTATTTTTTCCCATTAAAGCAGACCAATCATTCATATTCCTAGTATTAAAACTTCCCATCTCATTTGGAACAATACCTTCTAACCTTGAACGTAGGTCCCCTATTTCTCTGTTTATTCCTTTAATTGCTCTAGATTTTTTATCTGCGTCTTTACCACCAAGGATTTGAAAAAATCCTCTTCTTCCAATCCAAGTATCCCACCATCTTCCAGCTTTGCTACCAGAACCAAAAGGACCATATTTCCCACCAAACCACTTTTGATTTTTCATTCGCTCATTTGACATTTAATATTTCCTTTTATTTCTATTGTGCATAATGGCTCCTCCTGCTAATAAAGCCCAACCTACTGGACCCATTGACGTTAAAGCTCCTTGCAACATTGTACTAGCCCCAGTTACCATTCCACCAGCCGATGTTAATAACCCTCCAGTTCCTGCAAGACCAGCAGAAGTAGCTTTTCCTCCAAGAGCAGTAAGCCCTTTTCCAGCATACGTAATAGGACTTGCTATTGTTGATGATACCCCACTTTCTACTCCAGCAAGTCTAGGAAACATATTATTTCCAGAACCAAGAATTCTTCCTATTAATCCTTGTTCTTTTGTAGCAGTTGCTACAGGGTCTATTGCAGGGTCTACTACAGGGTTCCTTGCTTTTTCTCCAGCAGTTTTTAAATAATCATCCATTAAAAAATTTCCAGCAGTTTTAGCAACTGATGAAGCTCTTTCTATATTTTTTTCTCGTTTTTTATGGTAATTCCAATAGTCTGCGACATCTTGTGAACTATTATATTTTGAATAAGTATTTGCCATATTAATTCCTGTTAATTGGTCTGTAAGTGAATGTGATATCGGATAGCTCAAATCCTTCTATTCCTGTTGGTGAATTGTAAGACATTCCATATGTGCTATACATAATTCGTATCTGAACAACTTTTCCGAAAGCTTTTCCGTTTATAAAATCAAATTCAGCAGTTTTTATTCTTCCATTTGTTCTACACAATCTTGCACCTCCATCATATACGGAGAATGGACTGGAAGGAGTTGCTGTAAATGGTTTAAATGAACCTCGTTCATCTAATTTATATGTAACTGCTAATGGACTAATACCAGAACCATCCATTTTATAGGTAATACTACAACGATTAAATTTTTTATTAATACTAATATCGCCCATATCATAATGCTTGGTAATTATTTTACCAGTCGTCATAGTCTTTTTATCAGTTCCAGTTGATTTTAATAGAATTGCCATTATCCTGACCCTACTGGTGGTGGAGCAGTTTGTATTTGACTGCCTAATGCTGTTGGTTTATTTGTTTGGTCAGGGGCTACGGCACTTCCTTGACTTCCCTGAGCTACTTGCTCAGCCCACATTAAATGACCATTCCTATCGGTCACAAAGCCTGTCTTCCTTTCCCCTCCATACATTCCAGTTGCTTCTGTAAATGCTCCTGTGTTAAAACTGTAAATAATCGTTTCTGAATTCGATATCATATCTTTACAGATATGTACTTGATTCCAATAGGCATCATACCCTACGTGAGTTCTTTTTCCGTAAAAATTTTCCCATTGAGTTTTGTCAATTAAACTCCCTTCAGGATTAGAGGATAGCGTTTTAAAATCGTTTCCATTATATAAATGTATTCCACTTCGACTTACCCAAAATAATCCATAAGGAGTGTCGCAAATTTGGTTGTCATTCTCTAAGCCAACGTGATGTAAGGCTTGTTCAATTTCCTCACGATTTTCGCCATTTTCGAGCGTTTTAACACCCATTATAGTGAGGGAGTACCTCTTGAATTGACATAGCTTATTTCCTGCAACTCGCAATGCCACAATATCGTCTCCATCATTTACTGTGGCTTCAATTAAATTGCTTTCTCCTACAGATGCATACATCCCTAAAGGAGACTTTAATATTCCATCTGGATAGTAATGTAACTGGTTATCTTTCCCCTTAATTCTCACATTGCCATAATAAGCTCTACGATTAAACACACAGGCAGTTTTCCATCCTGTTCCATCTACATCAAATCCAATAGGTTCATCCCAAGCTAATTGATACTTATTGTAGAAACTTTGAAACGTAGGTACTGCCTTATATATAATATGGTCAGTTACTGGTCCACCTGTTGTATTTGTGTAACTTGTTCCGTAATGAGAAACATTTCCGTGAGTTGTAAAGTCTTTCCACTTTCCTGTTGCAAAAGATTTCCATCCTTTGTTTAAATCAATTTCACATATTAAATAAATATTATTAGGGTCTGTATTTGTAAATCTTGCATATATCTCTACTCCTTTAAGACGTGTGTTTAATACACCATCTTTTTCAGACAACCCTGTCCAAGACGCATTATTCCCTTTTCCACTTATTAATTGTGGTCCAATACCAATATGCAATCCTAATGAACAGGAATCTGCTTTAGGAGCAGTAGAAAAAGGAACATTCGTTGAATCAGCTCCATCATTCCCAGCGTCAAAAGTATGTTGATAAAATTGTTGAGGTTGACTGACGTATCCTCCGTCATATATATAGCTAAAATAAAATTCCGTTAATTCTTTTTTAAGGAACGAGCCTTCCATTATGGAGCCAGCTTCACTATCTTGACCATCTATCCAGTCGTATTGGATTTTAATCCCTAATGGATGGCTTCCCCACGAGGTAGAAAAGTTTGGATTACTTTTAATAATTGTTTCGTCTGTTGTTCCATCCTTAAAGGTAAATAAGCCGTCTACTTTTGTAGCAATATGTGTATCTTGCCCTTTTAAGGCAGTAGCAGGAGAATTTGCTATCTTTATTCTATAAGGTTGAGGGCATAACGCATCTGTATTAAATCCTTTAGCCATCTCCACTTGAGGGCTATTACTATTATAGTCATTTGACACACTATCAAATTGAGCTTTTAAATAGGTATGATTTAGGTCTAAATACCCAAACCATTGCGGTCTGTTTCCACCTTTAAACGTTGTGTCACTTGCGAATAAATGCCCTTCTGCATCCATATAGGAGATATCAACGTTATTTGACACATCCCAATAATAAACTTTTGCACTTGATAAGGCTGAAGTAGATGCTTGACTTAATGTAATTGTAGGAGGTGAGGGGCTTGTATCTTGTGCTGTTATAGTAGTCCCAGGTTTAATTCCTGTTCCTCGTATCTGTTTTCCCACAAGAGATGGATGCCCAGAAGTAGACATCGTATTGTATGTCCCACTTGTACTACCATTTGCAACATTAACTGTCCCAATCCATTGACTAGGAGTAAATTTTAAATCTAATTGCCAATCTATCCATACATCATTTTCCATTGAATAAACAGTTGCCATTGAATCTTGATTCGTTATTGCAACCAAATGCTGATATCGTTGACCATCTGAAATTGTATCTGCGAGACTAACTGCATTTGTTTTGGTTGCAGTAACCGATTGAATACCATATGCCTTTATTGTATCAGAGTCTTGGAATATCCTTACTTTATCATCAATAATTTCAAATTTGACTTGATAGTCAGAGGGAATTCCTTCAACAATGCCATTTGCATCATAGAAAAGACCACTCTTCACGTCCATTGCGCTTTGCCCTACTAATGTTTCATAACTCCTTGTGTAAGTGGTTGTAGAAGATTGGGCGACATTTGTATAGTAAATAATACTTACGTTATACGTAGCTGTCTCTGTTCTTGGGATATTTGTAAGGCGATATTCCCATTCGCTAAACTGACCAAAATGAGGAGCATCATTCATCATATAAAAGAAAGCTCCACTCTCTTGACACATATTATTGTCAGCGTCTTTCGTTAATTTTGTTGAGAAGTTATGACCGTGAGAGATTGGTGCTAATTGTATATAATCATATGTTGTACCATTTAGCGTCCTTTTCGGAGAAGCAGTAGAGGAATCTCCTACTGGAGAATACCCTTTTCCGTGAGCATAGTTCAATGCTCCAGTTACGTTCTCTACAGGAAAATTGATATTAATCTTTCCAAAATAATCCCATTCGATTATCATACGATAAGCATAAGGGTCAACTTGAGTTGCACTCGCATTAAATGCTGTTGCTCCAAACTCAATAGTATTTGATGAGCTATTTGCAGTTCCTCCACTTGGAACAGCTTCTATTTTAAACGCATTCCCATTTCTTTGCGTTAAAGGATAGATAGTTGTCCCACTTGTTTCATCTATATAACTAAAATTTTTACCTCTAGCACTTTCACTAGGGTCATCTACATAGACTGCTCCATTATTTTCAAACGTTTTATCAGCGTCTAACCAACCAGTTGAATTATTTGTATTTAATGCCAATGCTGGAATACTATCTGCCACTACGCCAAAAACTCCGCTTGGGTCTATTGGTCCAAAAGAGGCTTTTACTGTATTAGAACCATTTGGTCTTGCTGTTCCACCAGCTAATGTTTTAAACGTCCAAGGAATTGTAGGGTCTTGGTAATCTGATGCCTGATGCGAAGATTCAAGATGATGCCTATGCGCCATCTTTTCTAAAGAATTTAATGTTAATCCTTGTATACTATTTTTTGGTGCTTTGGCTTGATAGCCCTGCATAGAATTTGAATGCCAAGGATTATCCACAATCGTATTGACAATATATTCATCTCTATCCGCATCTTTAATAATCAAAGCCCTTTCTGACCAATCTACTACTGTGTCACTTCCAGGGATAGGTGATTGAAATGGAGTGAAATACAATTCCATATTTGCACGTACAGAAGCTTTTGTTTGAACTGCTGTGGGTGTTGTTATGTTATTTGTTTGTGAAGCATCAGATAGATTAAAATCTGCTGACCAACTATGAATATTCTTTTTGAAACCATCAGGTAATTCTGTATTTAATTCATTCGTTGACGCTAGATTTTCCCCAGGAATTACAACTAACTTGCCTACATTATCTGCAATGAAATTGACACATTCTGTCATCTGATTATCTTTTAAGGATAATGCATCTACTCCTTTGGCAATTCCACCACTAAAGTCTCTAATTGATTTAGACTGTTTAGGCACTTATAATTTCTCCTCCGTAAGATGTAACGCCATTCACAATATCAAGAACAACAAGATTGAAATTATTATTTGAGTAAATATCAATAATCGCAACATTATGTGTCCAATTTGTAGGGCGACCACTTAAATAATCTTTTGTCATATCAGTTAAACATCCCATTGAATACGCCA